TCGCTTGCTGGCTGGCGGGCTTGGCTTGCTGGCTTGGTTGTCTTGGTTGGCTGCTTGGGTGGCTGGTTGGCGTGTGAGCAGGCAGTTGGCTGGTGGCGAGTAACTGGTGTATGTGTGGTGTGTGTTTGGTGGGTGGCGGTATGTCTTGTGTTGGTTGGTTATGATTATGGTGGTGAACCCATAAATATCGCATACCAATTTTCTGTTTTCTGGAACCAGGCAACAGTGCTTATCCACAGTTGTCCACACGTTATCCACAGGGCAGATGTGTGTACAAAAGGTGACATTTTGGCAGTTAACATGTGGATATCTGTTGTTAACTGAGACTGGGTCTCAATAAGGAGTTGGCTTACTTGAGACTT